AGGCGTTTATCGGATGTTGAATATGCGGTTGCCTCGCCTGTGGCTAGGATGTTTCCTGCAAAGTATCCATTGCCGTTTACTGCGAATTTATTGCCGCTTGTCGGGTCGGATTGGTAGCCGATGAGAAATACACCTGCTTCCGTAATTCTAACTTTTTCTCCGTTGTCAGAACCGTAAAAAGTAGTCCGTCCATCGTCTCTTACAATAAACCTTGTAGCCCCTCCAGCGTTTGTAGCTTCTAAAGAGTAGGTAGTCGTACCTATGCCTGTTCCCCTTATCGTAAATCGGCCAAGCCCAGTAGTAGCCCCTATAATTACATTTGTACCATTCGTATAAATAGGGCTGTTAGCAATCGTGCTCGTCCCTGTAAATTTAGGGATATAGCCTATTGTCCCTGTACCTGTAACTGGATTGGTAAGTAAGGGTTGATAATAGCTTCCGTGCTGGCCGTCTAACAGGTCTGCATTAATTTCCAAAGCATCTACAAAAGTTTTTGTAACGCCTGTTGCCCAATTCCCCCAGTTATACGCTGTTGTCCAGTTATTTTGATTAGCTGTTGTAGGAATCGAATAGCCTGTTGTAAGTGATAAAGCCAAAGTTCCTGAACTTGTTATAGGGCTACCAGAAACACTTAAACCAGTTGGCGTTGTCATTGCAACACTTGTAACTGTTCCTGTTGTGGTTGAATAAGCTTCTGTATCTAAAGACCAAGTATTAGCCGCTGTCTTTCTTAATAGTCCTGTTGTTCCTGCTAAAGCTGCAATAGCGCTTAGGTCTGCGTCTAAAGGCTGCCCTCCTAACCCTAATAATGTTTGGTCACCTGTATTAGTACCAGAACTAGAGCCTGAGAAATTGGAAGCTGTGATTGTTCCTAAAGTTCCTATATTTCCTGATGCGTGACTTATATATGCTTTTGCTAATCCTCCACCGATAAATGCGGTTGAATTTAATGGAATTGTTATCGCACCAGCAACCACTAATTCAGCATCAATGTTTCTATTATAAATACCCCAAGCAGCATTATCTCCCCAATTCATAATCCACATATCCTCTGTGTTAGAATTAGAGCGTATAGCTGCATTATTTACTGAAGAATTTCCTACATAGGTTGTAACTGCCGCTCCTGTTCCTAAATGTGAGGAATTGCCTCCAGACCAACTAACAGTTCCAGTAAACGTAGGACTTGCTAATAAAGCATAATCAGCGGGAGTAAAGTTAGCGGCATTCCATATTTTATACCAAGTTCCCGCTCCATTTATATCTGTTGCGCGGTAGTATATATTTGAAGAGTTGTTTATTCCAAAAAAGAACTGCGCATTATATCGGCCAGAACTTGATGCAGCTTTCCAAGTAGGAATATTTAATAAACCAAAATCGCCACCAACAGGAACGTTTGTTGCATTATAACCAGAATAAAAGCCAGACCTATATATAGTATTGTAATCACCGCTAGTGTCAAAAGACGCGTTTGTTCTACTTCCATAAACAAAATATTCCTTATCAGTACCATCTAACTTGTCACTATCAGTAGCTTTTGCATTAATACCTAGATAAGTACTTGCAGCAGTACTAATACTTAACTTTAAGTCTAAAGCTCCTTGTAATCCTGTGCAATCGCTAATTGGATGAGTATGTGATACGAGAGAGTAAAGGCCGGAATGATCTCCCCAACTAAAAGCCGTATTCCAATTAGCTGAATTATTCGTGATTGAAGTAGCCCAAGCTGAACCTGTCGAAATAGGAATACCTGCACTAGGATAAACCATACTTCCGCCAACTTCAAGTGCATCTAATCTTTCTCTTAGCTTGTATGTAGAATAAGCATTGAATGTATTCGTTAAAGTCGCATCCGAATAAGTGGTAGGCGTTGCGGCTAATAAGTTAGCATAACTATATACATTCTCTATTAACCCACCAGAACCGCCGCCACCTAAACCGTCTGAATAAGCAGATATTTCACCAGTTGCAGCAAAGTTGCCGTCAAATAATAGCGTTCCTGTTGCAGGAATTGACCATCCGAAATCGTCTAAAACTTGTAAAACAGACCTTTGCAAGTCAGTTACATATCTTTTATCCGTTCCATCCGCAATATCCGCTGTTGTAGCATCTGCTCCCGCTGTTACCAGCCCTTTACTATCGTATGTTATCTTTGTTTTTGTAGCCCCTGTTATTACTGTGTTTGCCGCTACTCTTGTTGCATCTGTTGGGTGTCTATGGTCTTGTCTTGCAACTAAAGTGGATGTTCCAACAGCCGCCGTACCTGCCATAAGGGGTGTTGCTGTGGCTAAGCCTGTTATGGAATTGAAGGAAGTACCTGTTATTGTAGTAGCACCTGTAATCGAGCCTGCTAAAGTTAGGTTTTTAGCAGTCCAATCGACTGTTGATAAGTTAGAATTGCCTGCGTGAAAGACATTATTTGTTTTATATTTGAAATAGGTATCATTTAATCGTAAAATTTCTTTTGTATATGTTGTTGGTGCTACTACATCATCTGTTTCTAAAACCCATAACGCATCACCTACTTCATTACCTCTTATTCCAATAACTGTATGTGCGCTTTTTGGGCTTTCTATTAAAGACCCACTTGTACTCCCAGCAGTAAAACCAAAAATGTCTGGTCGTGTCGTTGATGTGTAGCCAAGAAATGATAAATTTCCTGCTTGCACCGTGCCTGAAAAAGTAGGACTTGCTAATAAAGCATAATTAGACGCTGTTTCGTTAGCCATTGTCCCAAACGTCCTATAAGCCAGAACATCCGTTCCAATTGTTAAGCCTAAATTACTCCGTGCGCCCGATGCTGTTGTTGCGCCTGTGCCACCTCTTGCAACATCTAAAACGCTAATGGTAGGCTCAAAGCCTGAATGACCTGAATTGGCATAATCTAAATTGCTTAATGCAGCGTGGTTGTAAGTGCCCGCACTGCCACCTACTAAACTAATATAGCCGCTTTCAGTATCAAGTTTAAAATAAGTGGAATCGAAAACCGCTAGCCCGAAAGGGTCTGTAAGTGGGTCTTTTGCTAATGGATTGTATAAACCCGCTTTTGGGATATTGTCGAAAATTGTTCCTACTGTGCCGTCTGCGCTAAAGGCTTGAACCTCGCCTGTAACTATTAAATTCCCATCCACCCAAGCATTACCTAATATATCTGCTACATAACCTGTTTTAACAGTTGTACTTCCAACAGCTAATTTTGGAGTGCTTATTTGAGTGGTAAAAGAGGGGTTGTCTAACGGCGCATAGCCTACGCTAGCGTGGTTTCCCCAATCAAAGGCCGTTTGTCCGTTTACTATTCGAGAATCATTGCCTTGAGCAACCGTACCGACAATAGTTCCAAAGTTTTTATTAAATGCTGTATTTTTACTGAATATTGGCTCGTATAATGTGCTTGCCGCTGCATTCTCGACATTCCCAAGTCCTACCATTGTGGCGGTTATTCCGCTTACTGTGCCTGTAAACGTTGGGCTTGCTAAAGGGGCTTTTAAATTTAAAGCATTTTGCAAATCCGTTTGATTGCTTAATGTGCCTGTAATTCCACCCCATACAGCCGAACCGCTAACAACGTTTAAAGAATCGGTTAACTGCCCTAAGTTTACAGCCTCATCGTTAGCAGCCGCTGTTGGAACTATCGCCTTTTCGAGTACTTTAATAGTGCGAAATAGTGCGCTTTGCTGCCCAAAGCTTAGCAAAGGAATAAAAAATAATATGACTAATAATCTTTTCATTGCTAACTATTTAATATTAATTGCGCTCTAATATCTGCAATAGCGCCTGTTCCTGTTATTGTAACGTAAACTGTCTTGTCTTCCGTATAACTCAACTGTTGATGTATAAGAAATGCTAAAGGATTTTGAGCCCCTGACAAAGGGACATCACCTATTGCAGATGCGATCAAATCTTCACCGCCAACGGTTGTTCCTGCTTTCAGAACATAGTCAGCAACGGAACTAACATTATGGCTTGCAAATATTTCGTGTAGCATATATTCTTTGGGTACTACAAAGCTCCAAGTGCTAGTTACCTCTTCATTTTTCCTTTGAATTACTGCGTCCATATCGTCTCCTATTGCTTGTCTGTTATCAGTATTAAATCCTAATACGTCTTTGTGTATACCTAACCAACTGATCGTACTAAAATTACTTCCATTGCTTTCAATATCTGGCAACCCCTCTGTTATGAATTGTACGTCGTTAATAGCAAAATAAAAATGCTTGCCTGCTATAATAATTTTCTCTATCAAAAAATCTGGTAAAAACCCCGATTCTAATACTCGACCTCTAAAAAGTTGAGCTTCTAACAGAACTTTTTGATTGATGTTTACTATTACCTCATCTTCGCCTTGAGGGGACATTTTACGGAATACCGCTTCGATATACATAAAAAAGGCTATTCCAGTTGTATAATCAATAGTAAAGTTTGTATAATCGGATGGCTTGTCAGCGTTTTGATAGTCAATTCTTACTATGTTTCCGTTGTCTAGGTCGTCATCTAAGTCCATCCCTTTCAAACATTCACTCAAATAAACAGTTGAGCCTTGAGTGACTTGCACCTGAATTGTCTTGCCTGTATATAGAGAAAAATCAATATCGAATTCAAAATAATAACGGTCATCGTTCGGGTCAACATTTCCTGTATAACTGCTAACTAAAGCGGCTGTTGGTGAAGTTGTCAGCTCTGGCTGAAAAACTTCGATAGTTGGTACTGTTGCATCAGTCGAACCGACTTGCACCGTTACCACATCCGTATCTTTAAACTTTTGCGAGTACTTACGTATTAAAGTACCTGAGTACTTTTCTTCATAAGATAGTGTGTTATCCTTGTTAGGGAGGTTGCTATCTCTCAATGCAAAGCCGATACTATTTGCGATACTTATGTACATTTCTCTAATATGTTTAGTTCTAGCTTATTTTTTGCAATCACATACTTTGCGCTTAATATCCATCCGCTTTTTGTATCTGTTAATTTTACCACTTTATTTTTATTGCTAATCAAAGATACAATTTCTTCTTCATAAAAAGGAATGGTTATAATAAATTGTCCGGGTTTCCATTTTGCAGCTGTCAAATCGTTAACCTGCAAATCTTGATTTTCTATGTAGCTGTTAACGCCGTCGGTTGTTTGCAAGTTCTGCAATTTATCGGAAGTTTGGAATCGGATATACGAGCTTATATCCAAACCTGAAACGAACTCGTACGCGTGCCTTAATAAATTTCTCAAAGGAGTAAAAAATAAATTCATCGAATCTGACCCGAATATGCTAGTACTATTTTGTACTTGTATATTTTCTTCTGCTTCGACATCCCAGACACTTGCATTTCTTTGTGATTTTATTATGAAAATATCCTTATCGCTTTTCAAATCTTCCGTACTTACTTTATTTTGCAACGCTAAAACAATTCCCCTTGTGTCACCTCTGTAAGGAGAAACATTATCAAATTGATTCTCTCCTATCATTGCACTTGTGCGCTCGACTTGTGTATTGTATTCCCCTCGTCCGTTAATAACTTCATATTCAAAGTTATTATATCCCGATTTTATCTTGGCATAAACAAGGTCTGGTAAAGCTTCATACTGTATGTCCAAGTCGTTTATGCGATCTGATAAGTCAGTTCCTACGGTGTCATCAAAAAAATATGCTCTTTCTTCAATAACTATTTGTTCACCTTCGTTTGCCATTCCAACATTCCAAAGCGCATTTATTGTTTTGAATAAATCTGTAAAAGAAACCACTAAAGAATTATTCTCATCACTTAATACTAAGCCACGTAAAGAAACTCCATTAGTTAAATTTGCAAATCTTTCTTGATTTTCACTTAAATAGTAGTCGCCTGCTGCATTCTTAATCACATCAGTACGACCGAAAAATGAACTACTCAAAGGGTATTGCTTATCTAAAATCAGTTGTAAATTCCTTTCTATTGCTTCATAAATCGGGAAAGTCTCGACCGTATCAGCGTCTATGCTTATCGCTTCGCCTCTAATCGTGACTTCATTAGCGCCAAAAGTAAAATTAAAAGCTTTGATAGCGCTTGATATTTCACACCAAATGATAATTGATTGATCCGCTAACAAGCTGACCGATTGCGAAAAAGTAAAGGAATAAGTATTGTTTCCAGATACGCTAACAGTATTTATCAAAGTTTGATCTATCAAAGTGCTACCATCAGTATCTATCTTAGCATAGTAAAACAATAAATCGCCTGCAAAGCCTATTAAATCTGTTGAGGTTAAGAATATTTCACCTGATAGCAAATCTAAGCTTCGATCTTCTAAACTATCTTTGAACAGTGCTCGCGTATCATTTACCGTTATCCCTTGTGCAACCGGAATACTTTTTGCTTCTGTATAATCGCTTGAAATTACAGCAAAAGGAACGGTCATTTTTGTTGTCAATCCTGTTGTTATCGCTACTTGTGTAGTTTCGTCTAAATTCTTAAAATTAGAATAGCTGTAAACGATTATTGCAGGAATGTTCAATGTTTTTTTAAGCGCTGAATAATCAGAAATATTATAACCACCTACGCTAACTAGCTTAGTCAAATCTACTTTTGTAGCTTTGCGATCCTTTAGCTTTTGAACTAAGCCGCTGACTTTTGTATTTAATTGTATTCCATTTCTCGACTTGCTTAATGTGACTTTTCTATATGTTTGAAAATCCAACACAAAATCGTTGGAAAATCTTACATATTGCCGTGTGCTTGCTTTTAAATAGCTTACTCTTATGCTACATTTTGCAAGCATACCACGTGTAGACCACAAATCACGCAAAAGCCTTTTTTCTTCCGATCCTGTAAAAGTAAACGAATCAACATTGAACTCCTCAAACACACCACCAAGATCAATATCTCTATTCAAGTCAATAGACATACTATCCCAGTTTTGAGGCGCGTGCAAACATACCACATCACCATTCTCACTCTTTAAAGTGAAAATGTATTTAGGCATATTTTGATTATTCAATATCATAAGTAGGTACGTTTATAATTTCCTTGCTTAAAGCCGTATATTTTTCGATCTGAATCGACTATAAAAGTCTTAATATTCTTAACCGCTTTTACTGTGTCTTTCCCTGTTTTAATAAGCTCGCTAAAATCATTTGTTGGTGTTTGCGCCCCCACAATAGCTTGTACCTCTGGATTGCTATATACCCTAGCCCCTTTCATTCCTGTGTGCAACGTTGGCTTATCCGTTTGCATTAATTCTCCTGTTTTTGTTTCTATCCACTCAACGCCCGCGCCCTTTTCAGAGGTTATAAAAGTGTCGGGAGTTGAGAATTTTCCTTTTGTGCCTTCTTTGAATTTTGGAATTGGTTGCGCTGCCACAATAGCTAATCTTGCTGCACCCATTGCCAAAGCTGGTAATTGAGCAGCAATAGCGAATACACCTGTTTGAGCCCATATCTTAGCAACAGCCTCAGCGGTACTAAGTATAACATTAAATGCGGCTTGTTTCTTATCGGCTTTAGCTTGTTTTGTTTTTATTGCTGCAATTTGTTTAGCAGCTTCATCTTCGCTTATTTTTCCCGCTTCTGCCTTTTCTTCTATTCCTTTTATTTCGTCTTCTCGCTGCATAGCGCCTTTATCGAATAGATTATCAGCAATACCCCCTACAAATTCACCAAGCGTATCGGTTATCATTGCTATTTTTTCAGCTTTTTCTTTTGCTGATTCTGCAATTTTCTTATCCTTTTCAATAGCGGCTTTTTCTTCTTCATCAAATTGCTCTAATAAAGCATCAAGAGCATTTTCGTCTATTATTTCAATTTCATCTTTATATTCCTTATGCTTCTCTAAGATATTGTCAACAGTACTCATTCTCGCGGCTTCTACTATTTTATTATCTGCAATTTCTTCTGCGTTTATTTTCCTTATTATAGTTTGCTTTTCAGATTCTATTCTTAACAATTTTTTTGCGTTTTCTGCCTTGACATTTATTAAAGCCACTTCCAATTGAGCTTCTGCATCCAAGTCTTCTTGGCTTGATGTGCTAAATGAATTTTCAAGCTTTCTATATTCTAAGCGTTTTTGTGCAAGGTCATTTTCTAATTCGGCTTGTCTGTTGATTTGTTGCTGTGCTAATTCAGCAAATTTTAGTCTTTCTTCGTTGGTAAAATTCTCTTCATCTTTTAATTTTAGTCGATTATTTTGTATTTCAACTTCTAATTTTGCTTGTTCAATACTTGCTTCACGCTCTCTTTTTATTAATGCAAGTCTGTTGTCTGCTAATTTTTTATTCTGGTCATTCTCTTTTTTCGTTTCAGCGGCAAAATTTTGCAGGCTTCGAGTAGTTTTTCCTATTGCATCGTCAACGCCTGTCATAACTTGTGCTAAGCTTTCGCCTGTTTTTTCTGAATTCTCTTTTACGCCTTCCCAGTCTAATTTAAAAGCTGATTCTATTGTTTTGCCAAAAAATACAAATGTATCTGTTAATCCGGTTATTCTATTAACAACATTTGTTTTTATTGCTGTCCATAAATTGGAAACGGCTTTTTTTGGATTTTCAAAAGCACTAACTAAAGCGCCACCTAACTCAATAACAACATCTTTAATATTCCCGAATAATATTTTAAATGGTGACATAACACGCTGCAAAGCGGCTGCACCCTCTTCCGAAGCTTTGAAAAAAGCAATCATAGACCCCAGAGCGACTACAAAAGCACCTATTCCAGTTGATATAAGCGCTATTTTAAAAATGTTCATTGCTTTTGTACCTAGTGTAGTGGCTGCTGTTGATGCATTTTGAGCCGCTGTCTGCTTATTTGTTAACGCTGTTAACGTTGCTTGAATCCTTGATAATATCGCTAACTCTTTTGAGAATAAGCCCGATTTACTTATTGCATCTTGCACCCCTTCAGAATAGCCGCCAATACCTCTTTTTTGTTTAGTTAATGCGCTCGATTGTTCCGTTATTTTTTTATTTGCTTGATCTATTGCAGCTCGATAAGCGTCTGCTTTTGCTTTCCCTTTTTCGGTTTCTTGATTGACACCTTTTAATTTAAACTCTAATAAAGCAACTTTTGCTGATAATTGTTCAGTGCTCCCCTTTTGCGCTGACTGTGCGGCTGCTAATAATTTAGCTTCTTTTGTTGCTTTTGATTTTTCTAATACTTCTTTCTGATAAGCAACAGTTAATTTTTCTGCTGCGGCTGCGGCTTTTTTTGCTTGCTTTTCACTTTCTTTTTCAGCTGCAACTAAACGTTTTTTTTCTTCATTTAAAAGTTTTTCAGCATCGGTTAAAGTTTTAGTATTTGCTTTTTGAGTGTTCATTGCTGTATTCGCATTTTGAACATTTGTAAGCAATTTACTGTAAGTAGCATCAAGCGAAATAAACTTATTGTTTAGCTCTTCAATGGCTTTGCTTATCCCTTCTACTAACGTTTGATTTAATTCTGCCATTTTATTTCGTTTGTTTGTAAGCCAATTTTTTTAACTCGAAAAAGTCACTTAATACCATATCATAATCTATCTTATCATATCCAAGAACTTTAAATACACTTATAACGAGTTCCGAAAAAGTCACGCCCTTAACTTCTATTTCAGTTTCTTTTGTCAGCTCTGAATACTTGTCAATTCTACGCGTAATTTCGTCGTCAATCTTTTTTAAGTCTTCAACGGTTTTAACGTCTATTCCGAATTTGTCTTTGAGCTTCTTTGCTTTTGCCTCAATGATAAGCTTTAGCTTTTCATTCGCATCCGTTTCCATTCCCATCTCTAAAAGCCAGAGTTCAACTTTTAAATGATGCACCATTAAATGATTTAAGTTTCGATAGTAAGTGATTAATTCCTGAATTTTAAACTTTGAATTAAGCTTATGTTTTTCCTTATCGAAATCCACACCGCCGCCAAGCTCAATATCAATTTGATCGTTTAAAGCTTCAATATCCTTTACGCCGTATTTTTTCAAGCCGCTTGCGTCGCCTGTCTTTGTAAAGTAGCTCCAATCTCTTATCGTTATTTTATGAATTAAGTACATTTTTTCTTTCAAGTTCTATTAAGTGTCTGCTTGCTTCATTTATCGCTTTGTCTTTATTTGATGGGGCTATTCCGAAAATGGATTCTGAATACATTTCGACTAAATATTTAGTTTTATCCCAGAATGAATCAATGAACCACGCCTGATTGTTTTCATTTGTATCTAAGAACATTTCACCTTGAAAAGTTCCATCAATCCATAGGTTTGGTGTGCTTTTACCAGTACGTTTTGCGTATGCAGGCGATAATTTTGTTGATCCTGTGATAGAATTTTTAAGCGACTTATCCTTGTTGTCTTTTGATCTTAACAACTGACTTCTATTAAGCTCCACCAATAATTTTTCACTTTTTTTTATCGCTTCTGCTTCATACAATCCGATATTAGCATTAAACGCCCTTGCTTTTTCGGCTAACTTTTTTATGTCCATCTATTTTATAGCCCATTTCTTTATATCTCTCTTCTGCACTCAATGGATCAGTAGGACAAGCGGCTTTATGCCACCGCTTGAACTCTGACCATTTTTTAGGTGCAAATTTAGTATTGATACTAAAACTGCCCATCTTATACTCCTCCAACTACTTTAAATGCGTGAGAAAGATAAGTTAGATTCGTGCCGTCGTCGTCGTGAGCTTGTAAAATTACCCAGTCGCTAGCATCTAAGTTTACAGGAACCGTTTCCTTTTTGATTGTCAATGTGTACACACCCAAACCGTCATCGCTTGCAGCTGTTACCGCAACAGGCGGCGTTGCATTTGAGTTCATCACTTCAAAACCACCAGCCACTAAGCCAGTCTTTCCTAAACCAGAACCTCTTTTAGTAACTTTTACAACCACGTTTCCACCTGTATAGGCTGTCACAATTCTAACATCTAATCCGGCAGGTGAATAATCGAGCAAGTCACTGAACACAAAGTCAGGAGTTACTACTACGACATTCTCAAATTCGGCATAGTTATCAAAGAACAGATACAAAGGAAAAGCTTGCAGCTTGTCTTCTGGAGGCAAACCTGCCTTAGTTCCTAATCGCATTCTGAAACCTTTTAAAGTTCCATCTGATTTTCTTGTTAGCCAATAGCTTCCATCTTGGAAAAATGGCACAAATTCATAGCTAACATTTTCCAAAGCATGCAACTGCTTGTAATCGTTTATTGACCCTTTTAATTGGATAATTCCGCTAGGGATTGGCTTGCCGCCAATTTCTTTAAGCCCTAGCTGTGTAGTTAGAATTTCGACGTCATCAGTCGTATTCTCAAAAGAGCGTATCGGAATCATAAGGGTATCTCGTACTGAGCTGTCGACGTCTGCAATGGCTGTTTTCCAAGTCAAAGCATTAACGGCTGTGTCATCAGTCCAAGTATTTCCCTTTGTTTGCAATGCTGCTCCGTTCATATTTTCTAATAGCTTAACGCAAGAGCCCCAGCCATTAAAATAAGCATTTTCACAATTCATATTATAAACATTTTATTATTCTTAAATTTAAACCGCTGATTACAACGGCATCCAGAGCATCGTTTCCGATGTTCCCTGAATTGCCAAAAGTATCTTCAGCACCCCAGTACAACCTATCAATTTTGGTGTGTTGATAGCTGTCATCGCTCGCTACGTACTTACTTCTTTTCAAATGCTTGATAAAAAGTTCGTAAATAGGTTGCAATACAGGTGTGAAGGTAGTGGAATAGCGACTTGTAGCAACAAAATTTGGATCGGTTTCAACCATAATAACAATAGTAATATCATTAACTATCGTTCTGTTATCGTTTACGTCCTCTCTAAAATCTTGATACAAAGCTATCAATGGGTATTTGTCATACTTGTAAGTTTCGGATCTCGATTTTTTCGATAAAATATTAAATATTTCAATAGGATGACCATATAGGTAAAAAGGTCGCTTCAAGTTAGAAGCATCCCATTCAGCGCGAACGTCCGTTACTATATCCCCGATAATATCTACAAATGTCATAAATCCCAGTTGTTTACTGATCCAAGATTACTAAATTCCCACTCTTCATAGTCGCTTTCATTTTCACTTAAAAATTCGTAAGCTGAATAATACAATTCTTGCAGCCTATTCCAAGCTGCACTAATTTTCATATTCATATTAGCGATATTCGAGTTTTCGCCTTTTTGTTTTACAACCCCTATGCCTTGCAAAGAAGTTGCGTTATTTCTCAAATACCAATAGTACACATAATAAGCAATCAATGAAATTTTATCGGAATTTTTTAATCCATTCCACTTGATTAACTCGCCGTCGCTTAGCTCGTATTCTTTCCCCTCAACAATATCTTTAATGCGTTGAGGTGAAGTACTAGAATCATAAGCATCAACTAATTTCCAAAGTTCATATCCTAGCAGTTTAATTAAAATCTCTTTTTCATACCTTGTGATATAAGCAGAAAGATCATTATAGTCGCTGTCAGGGATATTAATTTCAAGTTGAAAATATGTACTATCTATCAAACTCATTTTTTAACTTGTTTTGCGATCTTTGCTACCTTTTCATTTATCAGGCGATTAGCGAGCATGCTATCGCACGCCCACTTATCACCCTTTTTCTTGGTAGCAAAATCTTTTGTGAATTCAATTTCTACCATTACTTGCTATATTTAATTGCTACTTGAGTAGTATCTCCTATTGTACCCACACCAACGATTTTAGTGTACGGATATAGTTCAGGATCGACAACCCAACTCGAAACCAAACCGCTTGTTATTGTGATTTGATTTAAGTCAGCCCCAGTTATAGAAGCTTTCGGAGAGGCAACGCCTGTAATGGCATTCAAAAAATTAATGAATACCCAGTTACTGCCGTCAATAGAACCATACAAAGTAAGCGTTCCATCCGAAGTACCACCTAATTGAGTACTTACTGCTTGAATTACCCTAGCATTATTCATCGTTGCAAAAGATACCGTTTCAGCACCTTGCAGCGTGTCAACCGCCAGAGTTCTTTGTCCGAAAGCTGACATTCCAAAAATTACGAATAAAATTAAAATTAAATTTTTCATTTTCTCATCTCCTTTCTATGATGCTAAAGTGGTTAATGCTGCACTAATTGAAGTCACTTTTTTGAATGCGCCTGCGTGTGCATTTCTAACTAACATTCCCAAGCGAACCTCTGCTTGAACTGTTACTTGATTTTCGATAAACTGATTGGCAATCATTCCAACTTCTAATGTTACACCGCCTAAGCGATATAGAGTTGCATAAGTAAAATCACCAATTAACATAGTGTTTGCCGTTACTGAATTTGATGCAATAATAGTAATTCCTGAAACTTGCTGGCCATCTTGGCTAACAAATGGAGGAAGCACATAATTATTATTGGCATCTTTTTTCAACTTCATTAAGTTTACGTCTGAAATGTTCATTATTGCATAGTTAGGAACATATCCAGTTCCACTCATTATGTTTTCTTGAACTTTTACAATCAAGTCATAAATTGAAGCATCTGTAATTCCAGCGGCGGCGGCTGTATAAGTACCGGCTTTTGCATAGATACCCCAGATTTGAGGCGCTGTTCCTGTTCCGTTCCACAAATAACCGTCAACTTTAATGTCCAAATACTTTAAAAGCATATTGTTAATTTCAGAAGCCATAAAAGGAATGTCCGATAATGCTTCCATTGATACTGGAATATTATGGGCAACTTTTTGAAGCGGCATAGTGTATTCGGCCCAAGCAATTGCAGATTCTGGTTTTTCTCCATTTTCAGCAACAGCAGCAGCGGCGTTAGTTACAGAAGTTTGATCAATGTATCGAACAACTCCACCTTGCCCAGCTGACAAAGAAGCCTGCGCAAATAACGGCGCTAACTTATTCGATTGAGTGGCTAACTGACCAACATCAGGAAGACGCATCGAAATAGTTGAATTGGTAATACTTGAACGTGCAACATCTGTTTTGATAACAACTTTTTTGTTATGTGCATCGAGCAAAGCATCTTTAACGGCGTAAAGTTCATCCTCTAAAGATTTTGGCATTACGCTTTTACCGTCGTTCATAAGTTTACCTAAGGCAATACCTTGCTCCTCTAAAGCTTTTTGCAAAACTTTCATTTGTTCAAGGTTATCCTTAGTCATCTCTGATTTAAGGTCGTCCATTTTCTTGGCAATCTCATCAGAGGATTCCTTCTTCAATTCTGTTTTGAACGCTTCGAGCTGCTTAGCTTTGTGAGCATTCAAATCATTGAAGTATTTCACTTGTTCGGCTGTTTCCATCGCTGCGATTTCCTCAACCGTTTTTTCTTTAAATTCCATAGTGTGTCTTTAAAATGTTAATTAAAATTGATTTTTTTTGAGTGGATGTATCCGGCTCGATATGTTTTTGAGTGCTTTTCAGCGGCTCACTTACTTCTAATGTAGGAGTAGCAAAGTTGCTACCAATAGGAACGGCACTGCCTTCAATTATTTTGGCTTCGGTCACCGCCCAGAAATAACCTTGATCAATTGCATCTTGCTTATTAGCGATTTGATCAATGTACTTTTCCCAAACTTGATGCTCTTCCGGGTAATCTTTGTCATTAACTGCTAAGGCTAATTTTACATATTGCATTCCAACAGAATGATTTTTGACATTCCCATCTTGATATTGCTTGAACATAAAGGCGTTTCGTGAAGACTTAATATTACTATCAAAAATCAAAGCCTCTGTTGTCCCTTCAAAATTATAGCCTAATTCTTTCCACTTGTATTCTTTAACAGTTGCTTGAATGTCTTTGCCATCAGCGATAATTTTATCAAAAGCTAGTTGATGCTCTTGCAAATGCATAATATTTTTATTCTCGTTTATGCTTTTTTTCCAAAGTCCTTTAATATGCACGTCGCTGTGAGAATCCAATAAGTTAGTCGTATTAATAACTGCCTTTACTTGCAACCCATCTTTTGAATTGGTTGCTTTTGATACTTGAATTATTGGATTGCCGCTAAACAATATTCCATCAGCGTGCTTGATAGTCGCTTTCTTTTGAGCTATCAAAGTATCTTTATTCTTAACTATTTCTTGTATAGTCATTTCTTTATGATTTTTTTATCCTTTAACGCCTTAACCTTTTCGGCGTTAATCTTTTTTATTATTTTTTTCATATTCCGTATTTTGAAATTTCTTTTTTATACTGTTCTATCGTTATTGCTCCCGCTGCTAACATCCTATCCAATGCATTTACAAGCACGTTTAAACTGTCAGCTCTATTTTTTTGATCCTCTGAAAAAATGGCTAAATATGAATAGTCGCTTTTTACTTCCCAAGCTTTGGAATCTG